CGTAGGACGTGATCAGCCCGGCGATCCCGCGCCCGACGCCGCTCATGCTGCGCGAGACGCCGTCGAACGCCGCCGCGAGGCCGCCGACCGCCTCACGGGCGTTGGACGCCATGCGGTTCCATGCATCCGCCGCCGCGTCCGCCGCCTCGACCATGCCGCGCCCGATGAAGTCTCGCGCGCTGTCGCTCAGGGTGGTCAGCTTCTCAAGCTCGATCCGAACGGCGACCAGCTTTTCGACCGTCTGGTCGGCCTTGTCCGAGCCGTTGTCGTTGGCGAAGTCGCGATCCTTGGGCCGCTCGGCGATCAGGGCGGCGGCGTTGCGCTCGTTGCGCTCGCGATTGGCGCCCCGGATCGCGTCCCCGAACCCGCCGAGGAAGCCGTCCAGCCCCGCGCCGTAGGCGTTGAACCCGCGCTCGAAGCCCTCGCGGCCGGCCTTGCCCGCGCCCTCCATAGCGCCGGCAAAACGGTTCTCGAACTCGCCGATGTTGAGTTCGGCGACGGTGGGCAGCTTGAACGTCAGGCCCAGCGCGCCCGCCGCCGCGTTGGCGAAGCCGATCACGACATTGATCGCGCCGACGGCCCGGTTGATCATCGCCTCAATAGTGCGCACGACGACGTTAGCGGCGCTGATCGCCGCGTCACCCAGCACCGCCGGCAGCATCCGCCACGTCGCGCCGATGGCGTAGAAGCTGCCGACAAACAGGCCGCCGACCAGCTTGGACGAGCCGACCATGATCCGGGCGACCTGATCGAACGTCCATTGGAACGCGCCGCCGAGCCATTTGAGAGCCGGGCCGAACGCCTCCATGATGCTGTCGCCCGCGTGCTTCATGCTGCCGCTAACGACGTCGCCCATCGTGATCGACGTGTTCCCCATCTTCGCCATTTCGGCGTCGGTGAGGCCCAGGCGCTTTTGCAGTTGGTCGGCGCTCTCGGCGGTCTTGTTCAGCTGGTTCGCCGCAAGGGCCGCGCCCCCGGCCACAATGCCTGCCGCCGCGCCCACGGCTACCAGGATCGGCAGCAGGGGGCCGGCGGCGGCCACCATGCCCTTGAGCGCGCCGGAGAAGCCGACGCCGCGCGCGCTGGCCGTTTGAAAGATGTCGGCGATCTGCGGGCCTTGCTGAATGAGTATCATCAGCGGCGACATACCCATAGCAGCCGTAACGCCGATGTCGGCCAGCTGACGGGACAGATTAAGACCCTCTTGCGCCGTCAGGCCCGCTGTTCTTGCGCCCCGAGCCTGCGCGGCGTTCATCATGTTTTGCGCCGCGACCGCCGAGGACAGGCGGTTTTCCAGCACGTCAACGTATCGCCCGTATTCGGCCGCCCCGATAGCGCCGGCCTTGTAGAGCGCGTCGGCCTCGCGCATTTCCGAGTTGGCCCGCTTCATGGCCACGGCCAGCGGGTCGACAGAGGCGCGCAGGGCGTCCGCCCGGGCGTCGATGGCCTGCAGGGAAGCCGGGATGCCTTGAAGGCCGCCCAGCGACGCCTTTGAGGCGCTGCCGAGGCTCGCGACCGACGCCTCCGCCCGTCCGCCCGCCGTGGTCAGCTTGTCGAGGGACGCCGCGCCGGTGTCAGCCTGGCTGGCGTCGATCTTGATCATCAGGGAGGCGATGTCGGGCGTCACTTCGTCTCCTTGTCGGCTTGTTGAACGGACGCGAGCCAGAGGGCGTCGAGCTTCAGGATGGTCGCGCGCTCCCACCCGTTAAGGCGGTGGAAGGTGTCGGCCTCCCAGGCGTGGAGGTCATGGCGGGTCAGGGGGTTGGGGCCGAAGCCGGAGCTTGTCCGGGTCGAGGCGAGATCAACCCACCAGGACCAGAGGTAAGCGGCCAGCGGGGGGATCGGCGGGTGATCTTCAAGGATGGCCCGGGCCTCGTCGTCCCCTGCCCTCACCAGCGCCTCAAGCTGGACCCTGTAGGCGCATTTTCCCCCGGCGCCGTCGTCGACCTGCCGGGCTAGATCGAAGGTGGACTCGGCGTAGGCGATCAGGCCTTCGGCGAGTCCGGCGTAAAACGGGCGGCCTCGGCGGTCTTGGCGAGGATTTGGTTTCCGAGCCCGTCCCAATAGCGCAGGAGGGCCATCACGTTGGCCTCCGTGAACTCGTCAGGCATGTTCCAGCCGGCGACGCGGACGGCGATCAGCTTGCGGCCGAAGTTGCTCATGTCCTCGACGGTCGACATGGGGGCCTCACCGGGCCGGGCCTTTTCGGCCTGCGCGGCCATCAGCTGCTGCTTGCGGGTGTTCGCGTCGATCAGGTCCTTGAGCCGCGCGTCGACGCTCGGCGCCAGATCGCTCTTGAGCTTGAGAACCACGCCGGACGGCTCCAGGCTCGGCAGCAGCGGCTCGAAGTCGAACGTGTCCTCGTTGGCGACCTGGGCCTTGATATCGGCGAGCGAAAACGGCTTGGCGGCCTTGGGGGTCTCGGTCATCTGTCCTCGGGGGTGTGGGCTCTATGGCCCTGCGGACACGGGGACCATCCCCGCGCCGGGGTAGAGGGGGGGGTAGGGTTCAGGCGAACCCGCCCCCCCGTTACGCAAAAGCCGGGGCCGGGTTAGGTGGCCAGGCTGTCCTGCATCGAGAAGATCGTCGCGTGCGAGGCCAGCGAAGCGCCGCCGGCGCCGTTGTATTCGGCGACGAAGTTGTAGGTGCGGACGATGGCCTTCTCGGCATCATCGCGGGTGTCGCTGAACACCTTGATGCGCGGCATGACGAAGGTCGTAAACTCCGAGGCCGCCGTGCTGTCGACCGCTGCGGTCAGGATCAGGGCGACCGCCGTCTGGTTGTCGTAGAGGGTCTGCAGCGAGACATCCGCGAACTTGCCCGTGAACGAACCCGAGGCCATCACGCGGCCTTCGTCGGTGTCGGTGATCGCGTTGGAGCCGACTTCCGCCTCGCCGGGCTTCTCGCCGCCGATGAGCGTGACCTGCGCGCCGGTGATCGGGAACGCGACGCCGTTGATGATCAGTTTCCCGTTGACGGCCTGATGAACGCTCGCGGTCGTTTCGGCGGTCGGCGAGGTCAGCACCTGCGTCGAGCCGAGCGTGCGGTTGAGGCCGATGAAGTCGAAGTCGTTCGTGACGTTGCCGCTCGCCGGCAGGCCGATGGCGACCTGCGTCGGCTTGCAATCGGTCCAGGTTTCCGAGCGCGGCAGGTCCGCGAACCATTCCTCGAAGGTGTAATAGTCGTCCGTGTGCGACACGTTGGCGGCCCATGCCTTGCGGCCGGGAACGGCGACGGTGCACGATGCAATCGGGCCTTCCGCCACCAGCGCCGAGTTGTTCAGGGCCGTAACCGTGAGCACCAGCGCGGTCACGTTGATCACCAGCAGGTTCTTGTTCAGGTTGGCCGCGTTGACCGTGCCGGCCGTGATCCGCACGACGTCGCCGATTTTGATGCCGCCGGTCAGGAAGTCGCCGGCGGCGCGCGTGATCGTCCAGTTCGGGGCCGACGCGGCGATGGTCAGGGACAGGCCGGTGATCGAGGTGGTCGCGACCCAGTTCTTCTTGAGCAGGGTTGCGTAAAAGGCCTGGTACGATCCGCCCGACAGCAGCCCCATCAGCTTGCCGGTGACGCGGCGAATGCCGGCGGTCTGGCCGGTCGACTGGCGGTGCGAGACGATCTCGTCGTTCTCGTAGGTGTCGCGGGTGAGCGTGAAGCTGGACCCGGGCCGGCGGCGGACAAGTTGGCCAGCCGAGCCGGAGGCGGGGGTGCCGAGGGCAGATTGAAGCTTGTAGGCAAGCGTCATCGCGACGCCGTTAGCGATGGGCATAGTGTTCTCCGATCATGTTGTGGGGAGACAGACCGGAGGGCCGGTCGTTTGGGCGGCGGTTAGGCCGGGTTAACTTCCGCGTAAAACCGGATGCGCACCGGGATCGTCCAGCGGTCGCCGTCGCGAAAGCCGCTCATGATTTCGGGCGTGCGCTCGATGATCGTCGTGATGCCCGACGTCGTGAACGAGGCGCCCCGGTAGAAGGTCGTGCGCAGGGCTTGTGCGCGCTCGGTAGCGGCGGCCGGGCCGGCGTCGAGAGGGTAGCGAAGGCTGACCTGCATAAACCCGCGCTCGACGTATCTGCGGCCGATCTCTTGGTTCAGCGGCTCGGCGAGCAGAAGGTTGACGGCCTGATATGCGGTCCCGGCTTCCGGCGGCGAAAAGGCGTCGTTTTCCCACGCGGTCGCGAGGGCGGGCGACATGGCGTTGAGCGCGGTTTCCAGCGCGGCACGGACGGCGGCCAGGCTCATCGTTCAACCCCTGCGCTGGCGGCGGCGGCCGCATCGTTCACGATGGGCGCGAACTCCATGACGGTCAGCGCGACGAGGCCCTGCGGCGCCTGGGTCGAGTGCCCGCGCTCCAACGCCATCGCATAGGGCAGATTGTTGGCGAGGAAGTGCACGCGGCCCATGCCATCGCCCGGGACCAGCGCCGGAGCCTCGGGCGGCGGCGCGGGGCTGTCGGAAGTCCCGCCGGTCTCGACGGCGCCCTCGGCGGGCTGGCCGACGCTGTAGCGCCAGTTGCCCCTAAAGCGGCCCGTGTCGACGGGCGAGCGGAGGATCAGCCGCGACTGGACTTCCAGCACGACCCCGCGCACTGCCGCGTCGGCGTTCGCCCCGGCCTTGGCCGCGAACTGCTGCAGCGCCAGGGTGAAGGCCCCGCTCATCAGGACCGCCGCAGGTGCAGCATCGTGTAGACGAGCGTGCCGGCCGGGCTGAGCGGCTCGGCGGCGATCACCGACCACTTTTCGCCGCCCGCGTAGGTCACGACGGCGCCCACTACGCCAACCGTCACCGCTTCGCCGGAGGTTGTCAGCGGGCTGAGCAGGAACTTGACGTCGCCGACCTTGATCAGCGCGCCGTCGATCTGCCCGGCGCGGAAGTAGTCCTCGACGCCCGAGCAGGTCTGCGATGTGGTCGAGCCGGCCGCCATTGCGCCGGTCGAAGTGCTGTATGCGCCGGTGGTGGTGAGCGCGACCGTGACGGACTGGCCCTTGCCGCCCGCCGACTTCGTGGCGAGCATCCGGGCCGCCGTCGCCTTGGCGCGTTCGTCATAGCTGGCCATCATCAGGCCCGCATCATTCGGGCCGCGCCGCCGTTAACGAGAAACGGGGCGACGAGGCGGTCGACAGCCGGGTAGCGCACCTCGTCAGTGCTGTGGTCCTGATATTCGGTCTCCAGCTGCCCGACCTTCTCGCGCTTGACCGCCTGCGTCTCGTCCGGGGTCAGGTCCTCGCCAGGCGTGGCCCGGATGGCGAGCAGGATGTTGGCTTGCACGATCTCGGCAGGAATGACGGTCGAGGCATAGTAGGCGCCCATGCCGAGGTCGCGGCGCGGGACGTCATAGCGGGGCCAATCGCCCGCCTGCGTCGTGGTGGACCTGTAGCCGGCCCAGCGCGTGCGGTAGGCCTGGAGCATGTAGTCGAAGCCGGCGCGCAGC